GGACCTCGACATGAATCAAGACGAGGAGGATCCCGAGCAGGACGGCGACGATGACGTTCCAGATATTGATGAAATGCAGGCTATGCCCACTTCAGACGATGTAGCGGGAACGAGCGGAGGAGGTGGCAACGGCATGGAGATTGGCAAGACTCCAGGGGGCGTGGACAACATGGTAACTGCTTCCGATGGCCTCACGCCGCCAGAAGTGCCCGGCGCCACACCGGGAGGCACTCCGGCCCTCCCAGAACAGACGCTCTTCGACGACGCCCCTATGAAGATTCAGAAGATTGGCGTGTAAATCTATTAAATAAGATGTTGTAAAGTACTAGATGGAGCACTACTTCAAAGAGCCTTTTAGTGCAGCCATCATCGCAGCAGCGGCGGTCATGGCTTACGTGTTCGTCAAGGCGAAGATGAACAACGAGGGCAAGGTGAAAAACTCGGACTATTTCAAGAATGCTTTCTTGGTCGGTCTTTTGGTTTACTTTATTATCAGCCAAGGGCAGGGGTCCCACGAGCCATTAATGAGAGAACCATTCTAACTTAAGGAAAACGTTCTATTTTAAATGTAAATGACCACCCTCTCAGCGTTCAATGAGATGTTGGGTCAGTTCCTCGGTGAACTCGCGCAGACCTTCCCCGACGAGCCTAAAATCAAGGAGGCCCAGGCCGCCCCTCCCGGAACGCGCGAATCTTTTGATAAATTTATGCGTGACATCACCCCATGGACGAATCAGATGATGGCCAAGGACGCCGCGTTCTTTTGCGACACCAATACGGTTGCGGTCAACCTGAACCTTCACGAGATTTGGAAGACTGCGGAGTGCACCGACGGGACCAAGGCGGCCATCTGGCAGTACTTCCAGACTCTGTACATGCTCGGCACCACCATCAACATGTTCCCCCCAGAGACGCTGAGCATGATCGAGGCGGCCGCGGAGAATTGTGCGAAAAATATGAAAAAGAGTCCAGATGGTCAGGTTGACGAGGCTTCTCTCATGGCGGGTATGAACAGCATGTTGTCCCAGATGCTCGGCGGCGGTGGTGGCGGTGCGAACCCTTTCGCCGCGATGCTGGGTGGCGTAGGCGCTCCAGCCCCCCGGCAGACGCCCAAGAAGAAACAGAAGCCCACGAAAAAGATTTCTCGGTGAATAACAGATGGACGTGAAGGATATTTTCAAGACCAGTGAGCTTGTGAATTTCTGGCCAACTGCAAAGCAGTCGGCAAAGGAGCGGGTCATGGCGACGACCCGTTTCATTCTTTACGCGACAATCGTAGTTTACCTTATCAACCGCGACCCTCGCATTTTTGCACTAGGCGCACTGGCGTTCGGTGTTCTTTATTACATGTGGAGCTCGAATCTCATTTCGGACGGCCTCCTTCGCCCAGCCTACGGTGATGGTCGCTCCCCCAGCCTTTTGCGCGACGAGGTGACGCTTCCGTCCGTCACCAACCCTATGGGCAACGTGTTGATGAGCGAATACACCGAAAATCCAGACCGCCCACCAGCGGCTTGGTACCCCAGCGTCCGCGCCGACGTCCAGGCGGCGTGGAGCACCATACACCCTTTCGAGCGCGTTCGCGATGCCGAGCGCAACTTTTACACTACGGCATCTTCGACGATTCCCAACGACCAGAACGCTTTCGCAACCGCCGCATACGGCAAGCAGTTTGCCCCCATGTGCAAGGACCAGGGCGGTCGGGCGTGCGATCCAGATAATTCTCAGTTCCATTTCCCAGAGCGTACGCAGATGCGCGGAGGCAACGGTCGGTAAGCCTGGTTTTTTTCGCAACTAAAATTAAGAATGCCACGTCTTGATGCGGCTCCCGTTATTCTCCAGCCCAACGTTCACATGGGGCCGGCGACCGTCGTTCTCGCAGACCTGGCCGACGCCAGTTCGTACCTGCGTGAGCAGACGACCACGGCGTGGAAAAAGGGCTGGTCCGAGCAGTCATACGACTTCCCCAATAGCTACGTGACCATCCCACAGCGTGTCATGTCTTGGGACCCCATCAGCACGTATGCCGATGACCAGAATAATCGTTTTGTTCAGCGTTACCACAGCGCGAAGAAGTAAAAAAAATAGTACCTAAACATAACTAGCGATGGACCCTTTGAGTTTGGCCGCCGTCGTCGGTCTTGTGTTTGCCGGTAAGCGTCTCTCGGATGGCCAGGAAGAGCCCCAGGGACGCAAACCACTGCCAACCACTCGGCCAATTACCCGTCGTGACATCGACCTCGCTGCGAATGCTCGTGATCACTCCAAGGACGCCTTTGATCTGCGCGTCATGACGCCCAATCTCGGACGTCGCATCGGCGACTGGCGCCTCGAGCCAAAGCACGCGGTTGAGAATCTTCAGGACACCGTGCCAACCGCGGGTCGCTCTCCATTTGGTCAGCCCGTTTATGACCTGTCTAATCGCCAGTATGTGACGAACAAGATGAACAACCTCCAGCCAATCGAGCGCCGTCGTGTCGGTCCAGGTCTGGGCGTCGACTCCAACGTGGATGCGGCCGGTGGTTTCCACCAGTACTTCCGTGTGTTGCCCAACAACATCAATGAGGAGCGCCTCACGACGCTCGAGGGTCGCAACGGTCCAGCTGCTTATTTCGTCAAGAGCGGTGGCGCCGGTGGCATCGGTGAGGTTACTCATCAGGCCAAGGACACCAAGGCGTGGCACCGTGATCCCGCCCAGGGTCGTGCCCAGGGTCAGGGCGGCCCCGTCACCGGTGCCGAGGGTCGGCCAGAGTTTCTCAAGACGGCCCGGAGCACCATTCGTGACGAGCAGACGACGCGCAATGACACGCTGTCCATGGGTCCAGCACAGTACAACGTATCTCAGCCGTATGCCGAGGGTGGCTCAGCCGGTGCTTACACCAACAAGTCCCTGACGCGCGTGAGCGACAACCGCTCCAACCCAGATCGCGCAGGAAACGCCGGCGGGATGAACGTCCGTAATGACCCGGTCAACCAGGTGGGCGCCATGACGAACCTCCGATCCGAGTCCAAGCCGGTGCCCGTCTCTCACATGAACGGTGCCCGGTTCCAGAACTATCTGGGCCCAGAGTTTTACAGATTTGTTGAGAAAAAGGACAACCTCAATCCCTTGGCTTCGTCAAAGTGCCTCGACGTGGCCATCCAGCAGCTCGAGAAAAATCCGATCGCCCTCCCGCCGTTGTCAGCGGTGTAAAATAATCTAGACCAATTGTAAAATGAGCGGTGGTATCGTTCAACTTGTCGCAACTGGTGCTCAGGACGCTTGGCTGACGGGCAAGCCCGAGGTTTCCTTTTTCCGCTCCAACTACCGGCGTTATACCCACTACGCCAGCTCAGTGGAGCGTCAGGTGATCCAGGGCGCCCCCATCGCCGGCGGTATCTCCACCATCCGTTTCGAGAAGAAGGGTGACCTGCTCAACTACGTGTACCTGACGGCTCGTGACGGTAACGGTTCCCTGGTGTCCGTCACCAACTGGTCGAACGTCATCAACAAGGTGGAGTTCATGATCGGCGGCCAGGTTATCGACACCCAGGATGTCGTTTACTCGACCCAGATCGAGCCAGTCGTCGGCGCCCAGAACTACAGCCAGCGTCTGCTGATCGGCAATGCCGGCAACAACCTGTATGCGAATAACTCAATCGCCGGCTTTTACCCACTCAAGTTTTTCTTCAACAAGGACTGGTCCGTGTCCCTGCCCCTGGTTGCTCTGCAGTTCCACGACGTGGAGATGCGCATCACCTGGTCGACCAACCTGGCGGCCGTGACCAACTTCGACGGCGCCGCCAACGCCGCCAACTACAACGCCCTGCAGTACATCTGCTGGGCCAACTTCACGTACCTCGACCAGACTGAGCGCGACTACTTCGCCAACACGCCCCAGGACCTGCTGATCACCCAGGTACAGCGCACGATCGTTCTGGGCTCCCAGACGATGCAGGAGCTGGCTCTGGCCCAGCCCGTCAAGTTCCTGGCCTTCTCGACCGCCTCGTATGGCACCACCTATGGCGCCGTCGGTGCTGGATCCGTCACCGTCAAGGATTACATGCTCAAGACCCAGGTGAACGGCACGGACATCGGTGAGTTCCGCCACCTGCCCGCCTTTGTGGATCTTCCCCAGTATTACAACACGCCATTCGGCTACCAGCCCAACGGCGTCAATGCTGGTGTTGCCCAGGTCGGCATCATCAGCTACTGCCTGGACACCTCCAAGCTCCAGCCCACCGGCACCCTGAACTTCTCCCGCCTCGACACGTACCGCATCGTCGTTCCCCCCACCATCACCATCGGCGACCTGATCAAGAGCACGTATTTGTATGCCATAGGATTTAACGTTCTGCGCATCCAGAACGGTTTGGGTTCAGTGCTTTACAGTAATTAAGCGGCGTTTTGCATATAGCACGGTACCTAGGTCATTTTATTAAAAAATTATATATCAGCGATGCAACTCTGGCACTGGGTTCTTCTTGTGGGTCTCCTATTTTTGATAACGTACAGCCCACGTACGGGAAATCTCCGCGACTTTTTTGATCCGGAAATATCAGAGGGTCGTCATGACGACGCCCCGAGTCCCTCGCGAGAGGCACAAAGCAATCGCCATACCCGTCACCCTAGTGAATGATGTTCCGCACTTTCTCATCGTACACGACAGAAGGTACCGTGAATGGACCTTCGTCACAGGCGGGTGTCGCCGACGCGAGATTTACAACCCACTTCGGTGTGCGGTTCGTGAACTCGAAGAAGAAACACGAGGAATCATAAACCTGAAGCGCGGCTCCTACGCCTACTTCAAGTTTTCGACCGACACCCCAGAACCAAGAGACGTGGAGGATGGTGTGGATGTTCTGAACCACTATCACGTCTATGTATTTAACATGCAAATGACCTCTATTGAACAACGGCACATAGTCAGACGGTTCACAGAGGAAATGGGCAAGATGGACGCCAACTTGGTTCCTTTCCGAAAGAATTATGATGAAAATGATGATTGTAAATTTGAGACTCTTGATTTCATTTCAAAATTGCCAAACCTCTGGCCGATGATACGCCAGCACGTCTTGGGAAACCCCGAGTTTCTACAGGCTCTCAGCAATCCCAAGATTCCTTTTAATTTGAGGGTCTGAGACGCCAGTTCCGAAGGATCTGTAGGCCGCCGCGCTTCGGAACCTTTTTCAAAACTCTCATTTGGCCGCGCTCCGCGCGACCAAATAAGTGCTACGCACTTACTATAGGATGACCCGATCCAAAATCGAGTTCGCCACCATCCTCGCCACCATGCGTGGTCAGGGTGAGGACCCTAAACAACTTGCACAGGACATGTCCCTTCGCAAATTGTGTTAT